AAGACCAAAAAATACTTCTGAACATTTAATAAGTATCTATGGTCATATAGAAGGTCTAAAAAAATCAATTACAAATTTGAAGTCAAATCATATTTTTCATTTGCATCAAGATGTGGAAAAGATAAACGATAAATTTGATAAACTTTTATTTTGGATAGCTGGTGGAGTTAGTGCTTTAGCTTTAGTGTTTATTGCTCAAGTGCTTTACTTTTTATCAAAATAATATACAACAAATACTTGTATGATTTATAAATCAATATTGATTATTAGCGATACTCACATACCCTACGAAAATAAATTTTTAATTCCGTTCTTAAAAGCACTTACTAAAAAATATAAAAAATTTGATAGGGTAATTCATCTGGGTGATGAAGTTGATAATGCTGGAATGTCGTTTCATGACAAAGATAGCGAGATGCCAAGTTCGGGAGATGAACTTCAGTTAGCATTACCTAAAATTAAAGAACTAGAAAAAATGTTTCCTAAAATGGATTTGTTAGATTCTAATCATGGAAGTTTAGTTTTTCGTAGAGCATTTAAATATGGAATACCTAAATCTTATTTAAAAAATTATAATGATTTTCTACAAGTTGGAAGTGGTTGGAAATGGCATGAAGATATAACTTTAGATACTCCATTAGGTAAAGTTTATTTCTGTCATGGAAAAAATGCTGATGTATGGAAATTTGCACAAAGTCTTGGAATGAGTGCAGTTCAGGGACATTACCATTCATCTTATGGTTGTAAGTGGTATGGCAATAGTTTGGGTTTATACTTTGGATTACAATGTGGTTGTTTAATAGACCCTAAAGCACTTGCTTTTAAATATAATAAGTTACAAAAAGCTAGACCTGTAATTGGTACAGCAGTTATCATTAATGGTATTCCAATCCTTGAACCTATGATTTTGGATAAAAAGGGACATTGGATAGGTAAATTGTTTTAAAATATGTCTTTAAAGCCCCATAGAGCCAATTTAAAGGCTACTGATAAGCAAATAGGTGGTAAGCACTATAAGGAGTATAAAATCCAACCTATTGAGTTTATAGTTAAAAATAAGCTATCCTTTATTCAGGGTTGTGTGATTAAGTATATTTGCAGATTTGAGAATAAAAATGGCATAGAGGATTTAGAAAAAATCAAACATTATTGCGATCTTCAAATTCAATTATTGCAAAATAAAAAATAAGGAATATTAAGCCTGAATGAACTTTACTCATTTAATATATTCTGGTCTTGTGTTATATTGGATAACTTTAATTTATTTTAGTACAGGAATTTAATATGTGGTTAAATCTTTTAAAATTTGGAATTTCTACTGCTGGTCAAGTTTATAAGAATAAAAAAGAAACTAGAGTATTAGAAAGTATTGCAGAAAAAAAACAAATGCAAAGAGTTATTGATGGAGAGATCGAAATGGTTAAAACTATCAAAGAACATCAAGCAAACGATTATAAAGACGAAATCGTACTTTGTTTAATCTCAATCCCACTCTTGGTCGCTGGTTGGGGTGTATTTTCTGATGACCCTGAAATTATTGCTAAACTAGATGCTTTCTTTGACCAAATAGATAGATTTCCTTTATGGCTACAAGGTTTAATCATTGGTGGTTATTCTTCTGTATTAGGTATTAAAGGTGTTTCAGCATTTAAGAAAAAATAGTATATTATCCTAATGGATAAAATAAAAGTTGATGCTGTAATTACTGATTTAGAAATACAATTAGAAACCTCAAACAATCCACTAGGCAGTTATATTCATTTTAAATTCATAGACACTTTTCCACACTTCACTAAAGTTAATAACATGATTGAAGAAATCAAAAAAAGAGAAGATGTAGATTTAATTGATTATGAATATTCTTATACTGGTATTCACGAAGATACTGACCTTAAATATTTTGAAATAACTAGACATTAAATCTAGGGTGGAGAGAGAGAGCAAACCACCCCAGATCAAATTATTAACTCTCGCTAATAACTCTATTCACTAACTGATTAACAGAGGGAACTAAATCACAATTCTCGTTAGTGAAATTCATTAAATCGGTTGCTTTCCATTTAAAGCTAAATCTCTTTTTAATTCTGATTGCTTTAAACTTACATACTTATCTAGGTTGTTATAATGATACCTAGCTTTGATAAGTTGTTCTTCAGCTATTGCATATTGCTCTACAATCGCTTTATATTCTTCATCTGTTCTAGCTTTATGTTCTGCCTCTATAACAGTTTTAGAATCTAACTTATGTTTTAAGAAACATTTAGAATAAGTAGCTTTACGACCTTCATCAAGAACGATTGCTCTCTTATGAGCCTCTGACCACTCTTGTGATGCTAACTCTAATTCTTCATATGATTTATTGCTTAATAGATTGCTCATTTTTACTCTCCTTTATAATATATTTAATAGCACTTGTAGTAGGGTCAAATTCTAGTTTATCACAAGACATTAACCCTATTGATATAACTATAATAAATATTATTGATACAATTTTTACTACAAGTCTATTGTATTTTCTATGTATTGGTTTTCCAAATATAATCATGGGTGGTTTAACATTGATTCAGCTTCTTCTTCTAACTGTTTTATCTGTTGTTTAAGATGTTTGTTTTCTAACTCTAACTTTTCAGACATCTCCCTATGCTTTTTATTTTCCATGTATAAAGCTTGGATTTCTTCTAGTTTAAAAGCAAAATCCTTTTTTAAATTATGAATCTCGCTTACAAGTGCTTTGATTTCTATTTCTTTATCTGTCATAATTAAAATGGTATTTCATCATCAGTTAAATCAGACATACTAACTGGTTGAGCATTGTCTGGTGCAAATTGAGTTGCTTGTGGTGGCATAGTTTGACCAATAGGTTTCATACCATCAATATTCTGGCCACCTTGATAAGGTTTAACCATGTAAAGAGTTACTACTTGTTCGGTGTCAGCACCATATTTAGTTTCTTTAGCTTGTTGAATTTTAGAACCCCATTTAAGGTTATAACCAGCTTTAGCATAAGCCTGAACTTGTGGTGTGTTATACCATTCCATCACTTGACTAATCCCATATAATTTTTGTGTTAGACTACACATGAACTTAGCTTTAGTTGATGAAGCACTATATTCATAGCTAGGTGCTTTCTTGCCTGTTTCATATAACTTTAAAGTTAATCCACAAAATGGCATTGAGTAGGTTGATTTATTATTTTGATACATTTTTTTTTCCTTTTTTTAGTTTGTTGTACTCATTGTTTCTTTTCAAAAAATCTCGTTCAAAAGTATCGAGAAATTTACAAGCCTTAAACCCTTTTAAATAACTTGGTTTAGGCTCATACATACGCAAAGATATTTCCTCTGTTGAATCTTTGGGTATCTTGATTATTCCATAACTATCAATTATTAAGTTACTAGAATCTTCTATCAGCTTTTTATATGTAGCAATTTGTATTGGTTGATCTGGGTAAAATGCTTTAGATGTTTTAAAATCTAATAATATAGTTTTACCTTTTTTATCTTCAACAACAGCATCAAAAGTACCACACACATCTAGTTCTTTTGAATAACAAGTTTGCTCTGTTGCTAATACTTTATAACCTTTACTGTCCCACCATTTTGTGAACTTACCAAACATAGTCATTAAAGGTTCTGTTGTAGGTGGTACAACTTTCTTTCCATTAATATAATCTTCACAATAAGAGTGCATTAATGTTCCTGTTGTTGCATCTTTAATTTCAAGTTCTGCGATTTTCTTTTTAAGATTATCAATGAAGTTATAGATATAATCTTTAGACTTACCCTCGCTTTCTAATTGCCATTCTAAAGCAGTTAAAGGTAATTTTTTAGCCCAAAGCATAAGTGGTGCTTTACCGAATCTAGCACTTATTAATGTAGTAACACCTCTTTTAGTTTCTCCATTAACTTTATATCTATACCTTTTATCTAAAGGTCTAAACTCAATTATATTTTTGTGTTTATCTTCTCTCGTTATTACTGACATTTTTCTCTCCTTTATATTGTTTTTTGTTTTCTGCTTTAGAAACACATACTCTGTTATATTCTTCAATAAATGTTTCTGTGCTTAAATTATAATTGCTTATAATTTTATTCATGGCTTTGATTCTTTTATCTTGCCACGTAGTCTTGTTTAAACGGATATACATTATTTCCATCTCTCCTTTTTGTTATAAATGTTAAGTTAGCATCTAATATCGGTTTTATGAAATAGTCAAATGAAACATCAAAATATTCCGATAATTTTTTAAGATTAATTGCCTTACATTCATTAGTTCCACGTTCATATTTTTGAATCTGTTGGAATGTAATATTAATTGCTTTGGCTACTCTGGTCTGCGTATAACCTCTCATAAGCCTAATCTTTTTTAATTGTAATCCTACAATTTTAGTAAAGATAATCTCATCATCTTTTTCACTTATTCTCCATTGAGCCATTAACTCAATAAGTGATTTATTGATTTCTTCGATAGTCGTATTAGTTCTTGGTTTGTGCATTTGCTTCCTTTTCTTTTATTTTTTGTATTTTTGTTAGTGCTTTTTCTACTTTTAGTAAAACATCTCTTGAATCATTAATCTGATGTAACAGAAGAATTTTATAAGATATTAATTCAAGTTCAGTACAATGTTTAAGACTTAATTGCATTATTCTCTCCTATATAGTTATATTTGTTGTTGATTCGTTCAAGCCAATCAGAATAGAAATCTAATCTATAATAATATTCATTATAGAAATTAACCTCGTCTTGAATAAGATCAGGGTTAATATT